GACTATTCTTCCTGTAGAAGTAATAGCACCAGTTGCGTTTAAATTAACAACACTTAGTGACGCTAAAACATCTGTGACTATCGCTCCAGAACCATTTCCATCTAAAGAAACAACTTTTGTATCTCCATTTGGAATAGTAACTGCTGCACCACCACCAGTTCCTTGTTTTATAAGTATATTTTGTCCACCACTTGTGCCATTTTTAATTATATGAACTCGTTTCAAGGTGTCTGGGCCAATAGTAATTGTACAAGCAGAATCTAAAGTTCCAGTGTATATTATATATATTGCTCTACCTGCATCACTAGCGCCATCAGCTATTGTTGTTGCATGAGTGTCAGCATTTGTCGTTATGGCTTCTGTGCCAAAACCTAGTGCATCAGCTATAAGTTCTAAGTTTGTGTTTGTTTTTGTACCCCAAGTTCCTGACTGTTCGCCAGTATTCATTTCTTCGAGTCTTAAATTATTTACAAATGTACTTGCCATTATGCCACCTCTTGCCAGTTAGCTGTTTGATTTGGTACTATTAAACTATATACTAATTCTTCTCCAGTGCTACCAGTAGCACTTAACCCTGTTAACGATACCACACATTGAGGCACTGTGACAACATCATTTAATGATGTTTGTAAAGCGGGCAACCTATTATTATAATCAGAAGGTGTAACTTCAGTTGTTGTAACAACAGAAAAGTTAGAACCTAATGCACTTGTCATTGCAATGCTTACTGGAGTATTAGCAGAAGTTGGCGCACCAGTTGTAGCATCTATGTTCGGTATTCCATGAGTGGTTATTGTTGCACCCATGTACGCATGATTACTACATTGATAAAACAATCTAGGTGCATTATCTGCTACAGTAATTTCTGTGTAAGCTCCAGCTTGTCCTGGTGTGCCGTTAGTGGTCACTCCAGTAGTGTACTCACCTCTAGTTCTATCTGCCGTTTCATAAATTCTAAGTGGATGACCATCATTACTACTATCACTTTGATCAAACCTATAAGTGTTGCCCTCATACAAAGTTAAGTTGACATCGGCTGATGCTGTTGATCCACCAATAGCGTACTTGTTAGTAGATCCTTGATTGTAATATGGATGATTTGAAGGATTACCAGAAACAACAGTAACAGTGTATGTAACTGTACTTGCACCAGTTTGACTTATGGCAGTAGTTGCAGATAAACCTGTTACTGCTACGTTTACACCAGGAATCCCATCTGGAGTGCCTAACGCAGTTGTTCCTACTAATCCAGTAACAACAACGTCAATCTCTTCATTCCAAGCACCTTGACCCCATGTGCCTCTACCCCAACCCTGTAAGGTAGTATTTGACAATTTAGGCGATCCTTATAATCGCATTACTTGCATCAGCAGTAGGAAATTGTATTGTAAAAGTTCCAGATGTTGATGTTTTGTTAGATGTAAAATCTAAAACACAAACAGCTTTGTTACTAGCAGAACTGTTGTAAATTAATGCTCCCATAGCCGTAATCGTTGCTGTTGTAAAACTTAAATCGTTAAAGTCTGTAAATGCTGTTGTGCCAGATGTAGTTGGATCAACTCTTGTCAAAGTACCACCACCAGTAGAATAAGAATTACTTGTTGTAACTTCACCAGTTGTAACAAGCACAGTTGTTCCTGCTCCTAATGTTGCAGTTGTTGATGATTTTGCACCAGTTCCTTCTGCAAAAAGTGCTAATTTGAAAGTGTTTCCACCAGAGTTTTTAAAATTGTGTACGCCTTCTAATAACTCTTTTTTAAAAGAAGTACACATCGCTTGTGTTATAGCCATATTAGAGTCTCCTTATATATTCAGCCGTTTCCTTTTGACCACTAGATCTCAAGGCTTGAATGATAGTACCACGCTCTTCTCTTCTTGCCAAGAGAAGATAATGATGAATAATTCCTTTGAGTTGTTCTTTAAATAATTTAGCTTGTTGTCTTACATGAGGTGGAGCTTGATCTGATATACTTGCTATTTTATCCACAGCCAAGTCTGCTATTTGTTCATTTTTTAATCCTCCTTGATGTGATGTTTTTACATTCACACTTCCTACTATTCCTGAACTTAAATCAAACATTCTTTTTCTCCTCGTAAGTTACTCCTGGTATATCTTTTCTACCAATAATATTAGGTGTTGCATCCAATGGTTCTGGTGGTTCTAATTTTGATTTTTTCGTAATTAACATATTACCTTGTGTGGTTGTAGAAACAAGTGGATCTTCAAGTCTATGATAACCATATAGTTTTTCATCTTCTGGCACATTCATGTCTAACAAAGATGAACTGTTTGCTATATGCACTTTAATCTTTTTTGAGATCGCTATTGCTAACCAAAACTCACAACAAGCTCTTCCAGCTTCTGCAAAATTAACTGCTTTGTGTGTAAAATCTATTCCATATAAATGTAAATCAGATACATTTTGAAAAACTGCGTAACCTAAAGCATAAGCCACTGTATTGTTAAAATAAGCATAACCAGTTTTTTGTATAACTTCTTGTAAAGGAAATTCTACAACATCTGGACATCTTTTATCTAAACAACAACTAAAAACAGGAATATTTATTTTTTGTTTTAATCTATCAGCCATAATATCTGTTTGTTTACCAGCATTAGGTGTATCAAGAAATCTTGAAGGTGGGTCCATCATAAAACATTTATCGTGATAAATAACTCCAGACATGGAGTTTATCGCCCAAACTTCATCAAATTTTTCGCTTCTAATTTTAGCTAATATATACTCTGAAAAACTATTGCCTAAACCAACAATAGCAACACTTTTACTTTTCATCTCTCTACCTTTATTGTTTTGGAACTCTGACCAAACCCTCCCTAAAAGCATCTGTGTTTTCTTGTCCTTCACCATATATTTTAAGTCTGCTTATGGCTTCTGTAAATCTTGCTGTATAAAGTTGTATTAAATCTGTCTCACCTTTCATAAAAGTGTAAGCCTCAACTAAACTTGCATAAAGTAAAGCATCAGGAGCATTGGTACTTATCCAAGTTGTACCAGAATCATCGGTTGTCAATGATGTAGGTCTATAATAATAATGTAATTCAACTGAATAATTAGAATCTGGAGTCGGTGCAATTATGAATGTATCAACATCGAATGAAGAATAAAATCTTGGACTGCCTGTGGTGTTTGGATTAGGATTAAATTGTTGTATATAATTAACATCTTTTTGTAATAAAAAAACATTTTCACTGCTTGAATTTACATAAGATAAAGAAAATGTAGATAAATAATCAGATGGTTTTTCTAAAAATTTATTACTACTACTCATAGTTCCAGTAACATTTTTTCTAAAATAATCTAAATCGACTACTTTAAATATTCTTTCTTCTGCGTTTTTAATAAAAAAAGGTATCTCTGCTACAAAAGTTGACTCATCATTTTGTGTCCATTCTTGAATAGAGGCTGTTAATGTTGTTAAAGTAAAACTCATGTTGTACTCACTGTTACTGTTCCTACTGATGCTGTTGCGCTAAAAGATGTTAACAAACTTCCTAAATTACCTAATCCAACATTTGTGTAAACAATAAATTCTTTATTATCATCTTTAACATCTGGTCTTGCATTTCTTAACGCTTGTGGATCAGTTGGAACTCTTGGTGGTGTTAGTTGAGGATGTTTTTCTTCGTATTCATCTTTGCCAACTAAAGAACCATTCCATTCCTTACGCATGTCTTTTAATCTATATCTGAATCCAGAACGATCTGATAGTCCAAAAGCGTGTTTACCAGATGCAAAAACTCCCATTATCCTACCTTATAATAATTAAGTTGTGGTGTTACAGTAAATGAAGATCTGTCTCTATCTTCACCCATAGCTCTTTCAAACTCTTCTTCATATACAGTCTTTAACAACTGTATTCTATCTGGAGCTTTTTTCATAGATATATAATATGCTAATCCAGCAGTCAAACAAGGATAAAATCTAAATGGTATCTCCATAGTATTAACTTGTGTGTCTGCATCTTGTATTCTTGTAAGTGCATCATATACAATAATATCTGTGCTGTTTTCTGGTGTGGGCCAAATCTTTAAATTAGGTGTTATTTGTCTATCAAGAAAAAATTGAGTTGTTCTACCAGTAGTTGCTTTATTTGGTATCGCTAAATAAGTATCTCTGCTTATACGAGTCATACTAAAGTCTGTATCACTTCTTCTTACGACTGCTGAGAGTATATCTATAACGTCTGTTCCTAAAGAATATTCTCTATCACTAGCAGTTAAAGTTTGTGTTCTTTGTTCTATAGTCCATTGATTCAAACCTCTATTAGCCCATTCCGCTAACATAATATTCATGGATCTTCTAGCAGTTTGTAGATCATAACCAGTGCGAGCTTCTAATCCACATCTTTCAAATGCTTCTTCAATATATTCAGCTACGTCAAGTTCAAAATTTGTGGAGCTAGATGTTGTCATTTCTTTTTTCTCCTAAGAGCTTTTACTCTTCTTGGTTTACCTGCTGGTTGTCCTATTCTATTCTTTTGACTTATTCTACTTCTTTTTTCAGCCGCTGTCAT